TAGCAGGTATGTTTGGTGGAGCATTGTTCTCTGCTATGCATGGTTCACTCGTTACTTCTTCACTCATTCGTGAAACCACTGGGTTAGATTCTCAGAACTATGGTTACAAGTTTGGACAAGAAGAAGAGACATACAACATCGTTGCTGCACACGGTTATTTCGGAAGACTTATTTTCCAATATGCTTCTTTCAATAACAGCAGAAGTCTTCACTTCTTCCTCGCATCATGGCCTGTTATCTGTGTATGGTTAACCTCTATGGGTATCTGCACAATGGCGTTTAACCTTAACGGTTTCAACTTCAACCAGTCAGTCGTAGACGCATCTGGTAAGGTTGTTCCTACTTGGGGTGACGTTCTTAACAGAGCAAACCTTGGTATGGAAGTTATGCATGAAAGAAATGCACACAACTTCCCACTTGACTTAGCATCTGCTAACGAAACAGAGGTTGCACTTGTTGCTCCTAGCGTAGGTTGATAAAAACAGAATAATCTGTTATAATAAGGGGGTCTTAATGACCCTCTTTTTTTATGTCAATATCAGACTTCTCTAAACAGTTAAAAGAAGGGACAAAGAAGTCCCATACAATGGCAGAGAATACAAGTTTCGTTGCTTCATTTCTTAGAGGTGTTGTAGATGAATCTAAGTATCGTCAATTGATTGCTAACTTTTACTTCATCTATCATGCTTTAGAAAGTGAGATGGAGATTAATAAAGATAATCCTTTTGTCGGTCCTATGAGATTGAATGGATTAGAAAGACATGATGCTCTCGTCAAGGACTGTAAATATTTCTATGGTGATAACTGGAAAGATGTAATACGTCCAACAGAACAGACACAAAGATATGTAAGTCGTATTCATGAAGTAGCAAAAGATAATCCAGAATTATTAATCGGACATCATTACACCCGATACATGGGTGACTTATCTGGTGGGCAGGTTCTAAAAGGTATCACTCAGAAATCACTAGGACTTATAGAGAGTGGACTTGACTTCTATGAATTCCCTGAGATAACAGATAAGAAAGGATTTAAGGATTCTTATAGAAGAGTTCTTGATACTATGGTTCCTGCTACTCAAAAAGATGTAGATGCTATTATCGTAGAGGCAAACTATGCTTTTAGATTAAACATGTACATGTTTGAAGAGATACAAGGTGACGCAGGAAAATCTTTTGGTAAGATTGTTTTAAATTATCTTGGTGAGTTAGTTGCTGAGATGATTGTTTCAAAGAGGTTTAGGTAAAGAATATTGGCAAATATACTGGGATTACATTTGGGGCATGATGGATCTGTCTGTCTTGTTAAAGATGGAAGACTTGAATGTGCAATATCAACTGAAAGAATTACAAGAATAAAAAAAGATCTTGCATTTACTGATGATGTTATTGATTATATTTTAAATGAATCTAACTTAACGTTAGATGATATTGATTGTGTTGCTCTTGGTGATGTTAAGCAACAGATATTTGGTAATGAATATTTGGTTATTCCAGTTACATCGACAAAGACTTTTAAAATTAAAGGTAAGGAATTTAAGACTTATATAATTAATCATCATTTAGCACATTGTTCTTCTGTTTATTATACTAGTCCATTTAATGATGCTTATTGTTTCAGTATGGATTGTAGCACTCATACTAGAATAATGGGAAACCCACAGGCAAATTCATTAATTGCTTATGGAAAAGGTAATAAAATATTTACTGAGTATTGCCCCAATAAAATGGAAGGAGTATTATACGCTGATGTAACAGAAAGATTAGGATTAGGTCCAGCACTTCATAAGGCAGGAACTACGATGGGTTTAGCATCTTATGGAAAACCATTTGAGTTTGATTGGGAATCATATACTGATGAAATTAAACATAATAGTCAGAAGTATCTACATCAGCTTCTGTCCCGTTGTCAGAACTATAAGTTTGATTGGGAATCATGTACTAAAACTGATGAAATTAAATATAAGATGAATGTTGCCGCAACAGTGCAACAAGTTCTAGAACAAGTTTCTTTGAAAGTAGTTGATAAATTAGAATCTAAGACTGAAAACCTTTGTTTATCTGGTGGTTCATTTTTAAATTGTAATGCTAATTCTAAGATAGTAACCCAATCAAAATTTAAAAACTTTCATATCTATCCTGCCTGTGGTGATGATGGAACATCAGTTGGTGCTGCATTATATGTTTCCCATCATATTTTGGATGAATCAAGACATAATTATAAAGAAAAGGATTTGTGTTATACTGGTAAAGAATATGAGATAGACACACCTGACTATCATAAGATAGCACAAGAATTATCTAATGGAAAGATTATAGGATGGTTTCAAGGTAGATCTGAGTTTGGACCAAGAGCACTAGGTAATCGTTCCATACTTGCTGATCCTAGAAATGCACATACTAGAGATATTATTAATCATGTAGTTAAGAAGAGAGAATGGTTCCGTCCATTTGCTCCTGTTGTTTTAGAGGAATATTATCAAGATTGGTTTGATTTTCCTATACCTAGTCCGTATATGTTATATACTGCACAAGTAAAACAACCAGAAAAAATACCTGCTGTTACTCATGTAGATGGTTCTGCTAGATTCCAAACTATTAATGAGGAAACTAATCCACATTATTATAATCTAATTAAAGCATTCTATGAATTAACTGGTGTTCCAGTTCTATTGAATACAAGTTTGAATGGAAATGGAGAACCAATTTTAGAAACTCCTGAGGAAGCAGTTACTTTTTTTAAAAAATCTCATTTGGATATGATGTTTATTAATGGAAAGGATAAATAATAAAAAAGTGTCACAAGCGATGAAGACATATCAAGATTTTATGTTAGAATGTTCTCAATTAGATGAGAGTAGTTTAAGCCGAATTAAAAGCAAGTCCGATAAAGGAGGAATGGCAATCCTTTCTGGAAGTCGTGGTGACAAATCAAAGAAAGAAAATAAGGCAAGAGCAAAGCAGTTAGATAAAGATATCAAAGGTAAGGGTTTACCTGGTGCTACTAAAGTAACTGGTAGGTATGATGAGAGAGATGATAAGACTGGTAAAACTACAAAGGTTAAAGAGAGAAGTCATGTAGTTACTTCTGGTAAAAAAGGTAAGAGGGCATTTAAGAAAGCAGTTAAATCGTTAGGGAAGAAGTATGGACAAGATTCAATTATTACTCAGACGAAGAAGACAGGCACTCTTTCGGCAACGAGAAAAGGTGGACTAGGTACGAAACCCAAGAATAAGAGACCTTTAGGATCAACTAAGACAGTTGGTTTAGGTAAGATGAGAGCAGGTAGAACAGGAGAGAATGATACTAAAGTTAAAAACAAAACCTTCACTTATGAAAAATGACAAACAAACCTTATGATGATTCAAATTGGAGAGAGGAGTATAAAGCATACACCTCTAGTAAGTATGAGTTAGATCTACTTGAGAATGGACCAAAAAGTCTTTCAGCTAGTTGGATGATGGGTGCATTGCATAATAAATGGAAGAAGATGAAAGGTTATCGTGAGCCAGAGCCACCTGATTGTCAATCTTCATTCTCTGACTTTAGTAAGAAGTATGATTAATTCATGGTAATATATAAGTTAATACAATATTAAGTAACATGCACGGTAATTTGGAACCAGAAGAAAACATTTGGAATGATGATACTTCAGTCAATGATCTTTATCAGGACATGGAACGTCTCAATGCTTTGTATGAAGAGTTAATGTGGGCTCATGATGTTGAACTTGAATTTAGTGCTGACTATGAAAACAATCGTATTATAATTCAGGTCAAGAATGATGAGTTAAAACGTCCTGCTTTATAAAAATCTAAATAAAAATAAGTCGCATGTGCTTATGGAAATCCTATCTTCTCCCCGTCAGTATTTGTTTAATTTAGAAACACTGAGTTCAAACGAAGCAAAACGAATGTGGAGGACAAAGGTAAGAGAGAGATGGAATTATAAATGTGCTTACTGTGGATCTAAAAAAGAATTAACAATCGATCATGTAGTTCCTCGTTGTAAAGGAGGAACAGACTTCACAAAGAATGTAGTATGTTGCTGTCATTCTTGCAATCAATCTAAAGCTCATAGTCCTTGGAAAGAGTGGTATCTTTCTCAGGACTTTTTTGATGATAAGAAATATAATAAAATTATAGAATGGATGGAACCAGAACCACCCCAAAATTTATTCTTATACAAACCAAGAAGAAATAACCTATCTTAATTTTGTATAAATAAATGAAGGCAGTATATACTGTCGTCACTGGTACATACCGAATAGATATAAATGGCAACCCCGATTAAGATCAAAAGATCTGCTGTCGCTGATAAGCGGCCTGCATTATCTGATCTACAGCTAGGCGAATTAGCACTCAATACCTATGATGGTCGTTTATATACTGAAAGGGATGCTGGTGGCGTTGGTATAGGAACAACAATTACATTACTGACCCCGTGGACAGAGAATTATGGTGGGGATTCAGTATATGCGTTAAGTAATATTGGTATAGGAACTACTAACCCACAAGCAGCTTTGCAAGTGGGTACTGGTGTTACTGTTTATGGTAACTCTGGTATTGTAAGTGCTACTTCTTTTTATGATTCTAATGGTGTTGTAGGTGCTACTCTTTCTGCTGCATCAGGAACACAAAGACTTGTTACCACCAGTCTGACATCTGGCACTATGATTAGTGTTGGTACTGATTCGGATATAACATTTTCTGCTGGTCCTAGTACATTAAACGTTGGTGCTGCAATTACAATGCAGGCCACCACTGGTATTGTAAGTGCAACATACTTCTATGGTGATGGTTCTAATCTTATTAATGCAGGTTCTAGTTTATCTGCAGCTGCAGGAGTTCAAAGAGTTGTATTAACAAGTTTAACATCAGGTAGTATGATTACTAATGCTACTGATGCAGATATAACATTTGATGCTAGTTCAAATACTTTAAACGCTGCTAATTTATATGTTGCTCCACATACAGGTGTGGGCACTGTTTCTGGTGTTGACTTTTCTACTGGAATTGTAACGGCAACGAGTGGAATAGCAACGGTTTATGCAGATGTTGTTATAGGAACTCCAACTGGAGGATTTAAGACTGGAGCATTTACTATTAATAATACAGATAAGACAAAAGATTCCCTTAATGAATTGAATAATATACTTGGAAAATTAGTTCCAACAGCACCTACTACAATTAATGGTGTTAGTATAAGTTTAACTGGACTTACAGGAACTGGTAGATTATGTCAAGGATTTACACCAACAAATAATACAGGTGGTGCTGCACCATCAGCAGGTACTCAGTACAGTAGAAACACAGATCAAACAGTAAGTACATCATATCTTACTGAATATGGTCCAGGAGATTCTGAAACTGTTACTGGATTTGTTAATGCTGTTGGAGTTGGAACCAGAGCAATGGTAACTGGTAATGGTAATGCTGGTACATATGATCAAATTCAGATAGCAAATAATGAAGATGCTTCTAATTCTTCAAGAAATCCAGGAATTGATGCAGGATTCTATTCAATTTATGATGTTAGATTAATTAATGCTGCATGTCCTAATGGATATAACTTAGTAAAGATTACACAAGGAGGTTCTACTACTGGTTCTGCATATTGGTATGAAGATCCAAGCACAGTAGCTGCTCCTATAATGACATTTGGTTCAATTACTGTACCAGCATCACCAACAGTAGCATACTCATCTGGTATTCCTCATTATACACAAGCAGCCGCTAATAACTTCACCTATGTGATGGGTGTTGAAAATGCTAGTGGTGATATGTATACAACATCTAGCTTTGTTACTGATGATGGAGCGACAACTGGGTTTGCCGATCCTGGTAATAAAAGTTATACGGATTTTGGAGGAAGCAATCCTCCAGCACAAAACTTTGGTGTTGGTACTGCTGTAACTTGTTTGGTTACAAATACACCAAATAATGTTCATTATACTGTTAGTTCAAATATTTTCCCTCGTTATGATGTATCAACTCCTTATGGAAGTGACAATAATAATAGGATAGGATTTAGTACTTCTATTAATATTATGGGTACATCAGCAACCACATCCAGAATGGATGAGGATAATATCTTAATATCTTCTCTTGGAACTGGTTCTGGTAATGCTACAAGAGTTAAGGCAGGTGCAACTGGAGACAATCCAACTCCTGCATATACTGCTTGGACTGGTGGTAGTGTTGGTTCAGTTGACACTTATGAAGCAACCGTAAGAGGTGGTGTTTTATATCACGATCAAGTAAATTACACTACATATCTACCTGCAGGTCCAGATTATTCTTCTGGTAGAACAGGTAATCAGTATTTCCAAATAGCATTAATTAGATCTGCTGTTTCTGAATTCAGTATAACTTATGCTGGTTCATTAGCAGGATGCTTTGTTTGTATGCCTGACAACTCAGCATGGACTACATCATTATCAGGTACAAGTGGTTGGGCAGATATGTTCCAAGCATATAAGGGAGCAGGTATCCCAACAGGAGCAGAACCAGGTTGTGCTACTGGTGGTCTTATGGATACCAATGGTGGTACATTTACTTGTACCTTCGGAACAGAATCATCATCAAATGATTCTAATAACAGAATTCTGATCAGATGGAAATTAACCTCTGGACAGTCAGTTACGTCTATGTCATTCACATCTACATAAGGAATAGGAGAGGTAAAAATCAGTGGCAGCATCACAACAACAAAAAGTAGACTTTCTATTAAAGAAGATTGGTTATACCGCATCCAAGACTGGACTTGCGGAAGATTCTAGTTTAAGTGGAACTAAGAAAGCACCTTTTGCTGAAGCAGTTCCATCTCCATTAGTCATTGCAAGTACGTGTTTATGGGCAGATAGTACATATATTCCAGCGACTCCTCCTGGATCTGATAGTGATTATGTAAAGGTATATCTTAGTGCTGCTTCTGGTCATAGAATGACTGTTGACAGTACAGTTTCTGGTAATCGTGCTTATATTGCTTACTCAACTTATAATGATAATGGTACTGCAATCTTAGGTGACTGGATTGATACTCAATTTGGTGCTAGTTATATTATAAAAGTATATAAAGGTGATCCAAACTCTGGTGGTGTTCAATTATCTGCTGCTGGTTCTGGTTCTAATGATGGATGGTTCTTTGATTATTCTGCTGGTATTCTAAACTTTAATGATACCAATGTTCCTAGTGGAGTAACAGATAGTAATATCTACGTTGTTGGTTACAGATATATTGGTACAAAGGGACCAACTGCTGCTGGTGGTATTAGTACATTTACAACTCAATATGTATCAGGTGTTTCTACATTTGCTGATGATGTAAATCTATATGGTACTGCTGGTGTAACATCTGCATACTGGGATAAGACTGGAGATTCAGTTGTACTTAAGGATCATACTAAAGCTTCATTTGGTACTGGTCAGGACTTAGAATTCTTTCATGATGGTGCAAACAGCACGATTAAAAATACTACTGGAACACTTTTTGTTGACAATGGTGGAACAACTTTTAGAAATGTAACTGGTAGTGAAACACAACTTGCTATTACTGACAATGGTTCAGTTGCTGCATACTTTGATAACGCCAAAAAGATAGAAACTCTTTCGGTTGGTGCTACGGTTACGGGCAACTTAGGAGCTACTTCTGTTAGTATATCTGGTATCTCTACATTTGAAGGTAATGTAGATGCTAATGGAACTTTAGATGTAGATGGTCAAAGTGAATTAGATGATGTTAATGTATCTGGTGTATCAACATTTGGTCAATTAGTTTCTGCTAGTGCTGGAGCAAATATTGCTGGTACTGCTGGATTAAATGTTGTTGGAGTATCAACATTAGGTCAATTAGTTACTGCTAGTGCAGGATTAAATGTTTCTGGTACTGCTGGATTAAACGTTGCTGGAGTAACAACAGTTGCTGGACAGATAGATGGTAATGCTGGTGCAGATATTTCTGGTGGAGAAACAACTTTAAGTTCTGCTACTGTAACAGATCTAACTTCAGGAAGACTGACTGTTGCTGGTACTAGTGGTGCTTTACAAGATAGTTCTAACTTAACATTTGATGGTACTAATAAATTAGCTGTAACTGGTGGACTAACCGTTTCTGCTGGTGCTACTCTTAGTTCTAATTTAGATGTAGATGGTGGTGCAGATATTTCTGGTGGTGGTGGAACAACACTTAACGTAGTAGGACATACTGAATTAGACCGAGTTAATGTAAGTGCTGCAGCTACTTTTGCTGGAGATATTGATGCTAATGGTAATATAGATGTAGATGGTCGTGCCGATTTAGATGACGTAGTTGTTACTGGTGTAGCAACATTCTCTAATAATATTGATGCTGATGGTAACTTAGATGTAGATGGTCGTACTGATTTAGATGATGTAGTTGTTGCTGGTGTAGCAACATTTTCTGCTTTAGTTGATGGTAATGCTGGTGCAAACTTCTCAGGTGCTGAAACAACATTAAGTTCTGCTACTGTATCTGATTTAACAGATAATAGAATTGTACTTGCTGGTACTTCTGGTTCATTAGAAGATAGTAGTAAGATAACTTTTGATGGATCAACTCTTGCTATAGTTGGAAATGCCACCTTCACAGGAAACGTATCTGTCGCAGGAACATTAACCAGTGAAGATAAGGAAAATATAGATTCAGTTGGATTAATAACTGCAAGAACTGGTGTAAGAATTACTTCTGGTGGATTGATTGTAAGTTCTGGTGTTAATACATTTACTGATGCTATTAATGCTAATGGTGGTTTAAATGTAAATGGTGATTTAGAACTTTATGGTTCTACTGGTGTTTCTTCAGTCACATGGGATAAGTCAGCAGATTATCTCAAGATCAAGGATAATGCTAAGATTGTTTTTGGTAATACTGCAAGTTCAGCCATATGGCGTGATGGAACAGATACATTATGGGCTAACTATCAAGGTCACTTAACGATTCGGGGTGGATCAAGTAGTAGCAATATACGAATACAAGCAAAAAGTGGTGACCAGTCAATCAACGCCATTAAAGAGGGAGCTGTTGAGCTCTATTTTGATGGATCTAAAAAAATAGAGACGGCTCAAACGGGAGCAATCGTAACTGGTGTTCTAACTGCTACAAGTTTTAGTGGTACTCTTGATACTGCTGCACAACCAAATATAACTTCATTAGGAACGATTGCATCTTTAGTCGCTTCAAGATCACAGGTTACTGGTGTTGGTGGATTTAGTGTAACTGGTGTTTCGACTTTCACTGGTGACATAGATGCTAATGGTAATATAGATGTAGATGGTCGTGCTGACTTAGATGATGTAGTTGTTACTGGTGTTGCTACATTCTCTAACAATATTGACGCTAACGGAGATTTAGATGTAGATGGTCATACTGAACTTGATTATGTAAATGTATCTGCTGCTGCTACCTTTGCTGGTTTCATTGATGCTAATGCTGGTGCTAATGTCGCTGGTGGATTTGTTGCTAACAGTGCTAAAATTTCTGACTTAACTTCAGGAAGAGTTCCAGTTGTTGGTACTGATGGAGAATTAGAAGACGCATCCACCTTTACATTTAGTGGAGGAACTGTTACTGCTACTGGGTTCTCTGGTAATTTAACAGGAACATTACAGACTGCTGCTCAAGGTAATGTTACATCAGTTGGAACTCTAACTGGATTGGATGTCAATGGTCATACAGAATTAGATAACATACAGGTAACTGGTATAGCAACAGTTGCTAATGTAGTTCTTACTAAAAACATTACAGGTGTTGGTGCTACGATTGGTGGATTAAATGTTGGTGTTGTTACTTACTATGGTGATGGATCACAACTTACAGGTATAGATGCGACTTCATTAAAAGATGGTGCTGGTAATATAAAGGTACAGGCAGTTACTACTGGTGCAGTTGTTACTGGTCTTATTACTGCTACTACAGGATTCTCTGGAGATATTACTGGTGTAGGTGCTACCTTTACTAATGTTACTGGTACACTACAGACTGCTGCTCAAGGTAATGTTACATCACTTGGAACTCTAACTGGACTGACTATAAGTGGTGGTGATTTAAATGTAGTTGGGGAGAATATACTTCTTGGTAACAGTGCAAGTGGTAGTGATGATAGAATAGTTTTCGGAAGTGGTGGTGAGTTAAACATCTATCATAATGGTACTTCTTCACTTATTGAAGCTAATGATCTTCGACTAAGAAACGCAGCAGGAGACGAAAGTTTTATAGTATGTACAGATGATGCAGCTGTAGATATCTACTATGATGGTACCAAAAGATTCGCCACAAGTGGAGTCGGGGCTACAGTTTATGGATTATTAGCTGTTACTGGTGGTGTTGATATATCAGGTGGAGCAAACACTTTAAATGTTACAGGTCATACAGAATTAGATAATTTAAATGTATCTGGTATAGCAACGATAGCAAATGTAGTTCTTACAAAGAATACTACAGGTGTTGGTGCTACTGTTGGTGGTCAAAATGTTGGTGTCGTTACTTACTTTGGTGACGGTTCAAAACTTACAGGTACTGGATCAGACTCTGGTGGTACTCAAAGAGTAGAAGTAGTTAATACTGGTGTGATTCTTGTTGGTGTTATAACTGCCACAGATCAATTCAGTGGACAGATTACTGGTGTAGGTGCTACGTTCACTAACATTACTGGTCTATTAGCGACTGCAGCACAGACTAATATTACATCACTTGGAAATCTAACTGGACTCACTATAAATGGTGATGAAGAATTTTATGGTTCTGCTGGTGTTACATCTGCTATCTGGGATAAGTCAGAGAATACTTTAAACTTTAAGGATCATGTAAAAGCTACCTTCGGAACTACAAATGATCTACGCATATATCATAATTCTTCTAATTCTTATATTGACGATTCATCAGGTACTGGTGCTTTAATCTTAAAAAGTAATATCTATTCATTTAGAAATGCTGCTGATGATGAACAAATTGCAAAGTTTAATGAAGGCGGAACCGTTGATCTCTATCATAATAACATTAAGAGGTTCTCAACTTTTACAGAAGGAATACAAGTTTGGGGTACTGAAGGTGGTAATGCAGTTATTCAGTTAAAATCAGATGAAGGAGATGATAATGATGATCAGTACAGAATACTTGCTGGTGATGGGACTTCTTTAAATATTCAGAACTATGCATCTGGATCTTGGGAAACCAATATTAAAGCTACTGGCAATGGAAATGTAGAACTCTACTGGGATAATTCCAAAAAAATAGAGACGACTCATCATGGAGCGATTGTAACTGGAATATTAACTGCTACAGGAGATATCATAGCATATGAAGATTCTACGGGATCTGTAAAATTGGTTGATGATGGTAATATTGAAATAACAAATAATAATGGTGGACTAATTGATTTCAAAACTTCTGATTCAGAAGATTTTGATTGTCGCATTAGGCAACAGTCTAATGGTCTCCAGTTTATGACTGGTGGTAATGGTTCCGCAGATGAAAGACTCCGCATCAAATCTGATGGTATGGTTGGCATCGGAACTGATGATCCAAATGCTCTCTTGCACGTAGAAAAAGATGGAACCTCTGAGGTTCTAGCAAGGTTTGAGTCCAATATGGGCACAAACAATAATAGAGCAGTTACTCTAACCTCTCCTACATCAGACAGTGCATCTTTACCTTTTACATTCGCTACTGGCAATTCTTTTGAATTTAAATGTGATACTCACATTGGATTACACATTGATGATGATGGTAAAATTGGTATCAATACCAATAATCCTGGTAATAGATTAACCGTATGGGCGAATGATAGTGATGCAGATACAGATATATTATCATTAAGAGCACCAACTGGTGCGTTTAATATAAGGGTTGATGATGCAGATGCTGCTAATCCAACTTGGACTATTAGAACATATGCTACTGAACCAATCGCATTTGGACAAGGAACAACTGAGATAGCAAGATTTGATGGTTCAGGTAATTTATTAATCGGTCATGACGCATCAAGGGCTGTAGGTAATGTTACTTCTCAAATGCAATTAGAAGCATTAGATGCATCTGCAGGTATTTCAATTACAAGAAATTCCAATAATGCTTCTGGACCTTATGTAAGTCTTGCTAAATCAAGAGGAGGTGCTGTTGGTGGTACTACTGTTATTCAAGCTGATGATGCTGTTGGATCAATACTGTTTAGTGGTGCAGATGGAACAGACATTACTAATAATGCAGCAAGTATAGTTGCTTATATAGATGCTACTCCAGGAGGTAATGATACACCTGGTCGTTTAACTTTTAATACAACAGCAGATGGTGGAACATCACCAACAGAAAGACTCCGCATATCAGCAGATGGTACAGCAGACTTTAATTCTAATACACTTCAAAAGGCAGTACTAAAGAACTACACAGAAACTGTTAAGGCTGTTGGTGATACAGGTACATCTGCAACTCTTGACTTAGCAGATGGTAACGTCTTCACTGCCACACTAACTGGTAACTGTACATTTACATTTACTACTGGCACGAACTCAGCTCCTAATGCTGCATCATTTACTTTGATATTAGCGAATGATACTACACCAAGTAGAACCATTACTTGGCCTGCAGCAGTTAAGTGGCCTAACAACAGTGCTCCTTCCAGAACTACTGCTGCAAGTAAGACTGACATCTGGACATTCATGACTCCTGACAATGGTACTACATGGTACGGAAACATCGCCCTATATAACTTTACATAGTAAAATTTATTAATCTTTTATTATTATGACTGAACTTTCACACTCTCCTGGAAAGTGCCAATATAATCAGTTTATTGGCATTTATGAAAATGTATTTCCCGATGGTTATTGTAACCATCTAATTAATGAAATGGAGGGTCTTTTATCAACAGGAGCTGGTTCTGATAGACAATCTACTGAAGGTATTCCTAAATTTATAAAACAGGATGAATATGTCTTTATTAACATGGCAATTCATAATCCTAATCCATTTAATAATGAATCATGTCAAAGGATTTTTTGGGATGGTCTTCAAGGTTGTTGGGATCGGTATACAGCTGAGTATGATATCTTAAAAGATTTGCCTCTTAAGGCTACTACTCTTAAATTACAGAAGACTGTTCCTGGTGGAGGATATCATGTTTGGCATTGTGAACAAGGAGCTTCAGATGGTGCTAATAGAGCTGCTGTTTATAGTTTGTATTTAAATACAATTGAAGAAGCAGGAGAAACTGAATATCTATATCAGAAATTAAGAGTACCTCCAAAAGAAAACACACTGGTTATTTGGCCTGCTGGTTTTACTCATCCTCATCGTGGCAATGCTGTGTATGGTGATAAGGCAAAATATATACTAACAGGATGGTTTTATCTTGATTATTGATTTTTAATTATAAATAAACTTATAGGAAAATAATAGACAAATGGCAATAGGAACCAAAAAAGTATTAGCTCCTGGATTTATGGAACCTGCGGATTCCGTAACCTTTAATAATCCAGGTACTTTTGTTGCTCCTATGAGACTAAGGAACCTCACTGTAATAGGTAGAGGTGGTAGTGGTAATACAGGTAATGCAGGAAATGGTGGTAATGGTGGTACTGCAGGATCTGCTGGTAACTCAGGTAATCCAGGAACAAAAGGTAATGCTGGTTCAGCAGGAAACCCAGGTAATGATGGTAATGTAGGTACTGGTGGTAATGCAAACCCAGGTAATGCAGGAACTAATGGGGCTGCAGGAACAGCAGGTAACTCAGGTAACCCAGGAACAAAAGGTAATGGTGGTAGTGCAGGAAACTCAGGTAATGATGGTAATGTAGGTACTGGTGGAACCAAAGGTACTGCAGGAAACCCAGGATCATCAGGTCATGGTGGTAATGGTGGTAGTGCAGGAAACCCAGGTAATCCAGGTAATAATGGGGCTGCAGGAACAGCAGGTAACGCAGGAAATTCAGGAACTGGTGGTTCTGGTGGAACAGCAGGAAACCCAGGTAACTCAGGAACTGGTGGTCCTGGTGGAACAGCAGGAAATCCAGGTAACTCAGGAACTAATGGTGGTGCAGGAAACCCAGGTAATTCAGGAAACCCAGGAGGAAGTGGTAACGGTGGTCCTGGTGGTAATGCAGGTAATAATGGTAATCCTGGTGGATCAGGTAATTCAGGAAACAATGGCGGTGGCGGCGGCGGCGGTGGCGGCGGTGCACAAGATTGGGCTGGACCTAATTTTAATTGGCCAGTACATCCAGGAAATCCAGGTCAATCAGGACAACCAAATCCAGGTGGAGGACCAGGAGGTGGTGGAGGACCATCTGCTGGACCTAACGCAGGACATACACCTCCAGGAGGAGATGGTAGTCCAGGTGGAGGAGGAGGAAACGGTTGGAACGGTAACCCAGGTACTAATGGAAACCCAGGATCAGGACATAATAATGGTGGTGGTGGAAATAGTGGACATAATGGTAATCCAGGAAACTCAGGTAATGCAGGGAATTATGGGTCTAATGGTAACCCAGGAACTGGTGGAGGAACAGGAAGTGGTGGTAGCTCAGGTAATCCAGGAACAGGAGCTAATAACGGAAACCCAGGTAGCTCAGGAAGTCCAGGAACAGGAAAAAATAACGGAACAAATGGTAACCCAGGTAATTCAGGAACAGGTGCTACATCAGGAAACCCAGGTGGAAGTGGTGGAGCAGGAACAGGAGCTAATAACGGAAATCCAGGTAACTCAGGAAACCCAGGTAATCCAGGAACAGGTGCTACATCAGGAAACCCAGGAACAAATGGTACTAATGGATCTGGACATGGTACTGGTGGTACGGGTGCTGATGGTAATACAGGAAATGCTGCTTCAGGCAATTCAGGAAACCCAGGTACTGCAGGAACAGGTGCTACCTCAGGAAATCCAGGCACAGCAGGAACAGCAGGAACAGGTGCTACATCAGGTAACTCAGGTAACCCAGGAAATAATGGAAACCCAGGTAATGTAGGTAATCCATCATCAGTATTTGGATTAACATTCTCTGGTGGTAATGGTGGTACTTCTGGTAGTGGTAATCCAGGTAACTCAGGAAACCCAGGAAATAATGGTACTGCTGGTGCAGGTAATCCAGGTAATTCAGGAACCAATGGTGCAGGTGGTAATGCAGGTAACCCAGGAAATGCTGGAACTGCTGGTACTGGTGGTAGTGCAGGTACCGCAGGTAATCCAGGAACATCAGGAACAAAAGGTAATGCAAACCCTGGTAATGCAGGAACCAATGGAACAGGTGGTACTGCAGGAAACCCAGGTAATGCAGGTAATCCAGGAAATAATGGTACTGGTGGTACTGGTAACCCAGGTAATGCAGGAACCAATGGAACAGGTGGTACTGCAGGTACTGCAGGTAACCCAGGTAATAATGGTCCAGGTGGAACAGGTAATCCAGGTAATGCAGGTAATAATGGTAATGGAGGTACTGGAAACCCAGGAAACTCTGGGGGTTATGGTACTGGTGGTAGTGCTGGTAATAGAGGTAATGGAGGAAATGGTGGACCAAGAGGTAATGCAGGTAATTCTGGTGGATCAGGTAATCCAGGAGGAAGTGGATTTGGTGGCACTGGAGGACCAGGAGGAACTGGTGGTCCTGGCGGTGGCGGAGGCGGTGGAGGTAAGTCTACCGTAGGTGGATCTGGTGGTGGATCTAATGGTTCTAGTTATAGTGGTGGACATTCTGGTGGTAGTGGTGGTACCCAAGGTCCTGGTGGATCTGGTGGTACTGGTGGAAGTGGTAACTCAGGAGGTGGTGGTCATTCAGGATGGCATGCATCTAATGGTAATACAGGACCAAGTGGATCTGGACATAATAATGGTGGTAGTGGTAACTCAGGCAGTTCAGGTACTGGAGCTACATCAGGTAACCCAGGACATAGTGGTAACCCAGGAAATGGTAATCCAGGTAACGCAGGTAACCCAGGAAATCCAGGAACTGGTAACCCAGGTAACCCAGGATCTGCTGGTACTGCAGGAACAGGTGCTGGTTCAGGTAATGCAGGTGCTGATGGTAATCCAGGAAGTGGTAACCCAGGTAATGCTGGTTCCGATGGTAACAATGGTAATCCAGGAACAGGAGCAGGTGAAGGAAATGCAGGAGCAAATGGTAATGCAGGAAACCAAAACTCAGGTAACTCAGGAGCAGCAGGTAATCCAGGAACAGGTGCTACATCAGGTAACCCAGGTACTTCAGGTAATTCAGGAACAGGAGCAGGTGAAGGACAAGCAGGAGCAAATGGTAATCCAGGAAACCAAAGTAGTGGAGGTTCAGGATCTGCAGGAACAGCAGGTAATCCAGGAACTGGTAATCCAGGAGGTGCTGGAGGCACAGCACCTGCTAGTAACTTAGCGTCGTTGATAACTGGTGGTACTTCTTATCCAGTAGTTGTTGGTCCTGGTGGATATATAACAATTACTTACGAGACACAGTAAATAACAGCCTATATAAAAATGAGTTAATCATTATTTTTTGCCATGCCAAAGAAAGAATCTGAAATTCGTAAGAAGATCAACGAAATGGCTGAAGAAAATGAATATTATAATCTTCAGCAAAATAAAAATCGAGCTCGCTCTATTACATGTGGAACTGCTTTTGGTGGAACCATAGAAGTTAATATGAGGGGTGATCACCATTCTATGTGGTGTAGTATGACTCCCGTAGAAGCACTTGAGTTTGCAGAACAAATGGCTGCTGCTTGTGGTGTTCAAGTTGCTTTAAGACCTAAAGATGACTTTAGTGCTTGGAGAGGATGGGATCTTGAAAATACTGAATATTCTCACTTTAAAGGTGCTGCACCTTGGCAAGTGGCTAATATTGCAGGAGCAAATATTCATCAAAGTAGACTTGGTGGAAGTGGTGGTACTTCTGGTGCACCAGATGAAGATGGGTATCCTACAAAAGATGAAAGAATTGCTGAGTTTAAAAAGCAAAGAGATGTAGCACAAGCTAATTTAGAATATCTAGAAAAAGATCCTGAGGATATTAAGGATGATATTGGAAATCCTGAAATTGCAATAGCAGGTGTTCCAACTGAAAAAATGTTTGATCAGAAGGTTCAACATGAATCTGATCTCATGATGAAGAATCTAGAAGATATAAAAGAACAACAAGAGGCACAAAACGAATGACTAGAACAAACTTATATGTTCATGTTAATACTGTGGATAAGAAAGTTTTTTCTCATCCAACAGAGGTACCAGAAAACTGGAGTAACATTCATGGTTTCTCCAGTTTAACTGATACTGAATTATCTGATTTATCAGATAGGCATCGCCCAAATGAAGCTTGGCTCAAATTTGATTCAAGCTTCGCTACAGATGATTATACTTATGATGATAATTGGTTGGATGGTGCAAAGGGAACCATCAAATTGGTATATAAAAATCAAAGACAAGAAGCAATTAAGAAAGGTGTTTCTTATAACAGTATAATATTTGATGCTGATGCAGAGACACAAATTAAGATGAATATAAAGAAAGATTCATCTGCAACTTCTTTTAATTGGAAGTATAATAATACTTTCCATACATTAAGTAAGTCTGATATAACAGCAGTCCATAACGCTCTTGACGATTATATTCAGAAGTGTTATGATATGGAAGCGAATTATGTTAGTCAAATAGAAGCTGTAACTGATGCTGCTGGACTAAGAACCTTTACTTTAGATGGTACGTGGCCGACTAACGCTTATTAATTTTTAATTATAATTTTATATTATGTCAACACAATCATATTGGTATTATACTGGTCTTCCAGATAAAGTTATAGATGCTATTGAAGAAGATTTAAAATTAAATTTAGATCCTCAGTTAGCATCTTCCGTAGTAGGTCATATTAATATAGATAATGATGAAAAAAATGAAGAAAGTGTAACATTTATTAATAAAAGAAAAAGAAATGCGTTGAATGCTTGGATTCCTGCTGAACATTGGATAACAGGATTCATATGGCACTATGTAATGATGGCTAATCGTATGAATTTTTTATATGATATTGAGCATGTAGATAGAAATTCTCTTCAATATACTGTATATAATGAAGGTCATTTTTATGGATGGCATAATGATGGAGGACTTCCTATTTGTTATCAACCAGTCAGTAATGGAAATCAAGGAAGTTTTGATCAATTAACACAAGATTTTCTTTCCACAACCTGTGAGAGAGTAAGAAAACTTTCTTTTAGTTTACTCTTATCTGATCCTGAAACTTATGAAGGTGGTAACTTTCAATTAATGGATGAGAATGAGAAGACTTACATTGCACCTAGACAGAAAGGTTCAATAATTCTTTTTGATTCAAGAGCAAGACATAGAGTTACACCTGTAAGAAAGGGTACACGTAAATCTATTGTTGGGTGGACTGTTGGACCACGTTGGAAATAGTTTATTATGAGTCATAATGAACATGGTATATGGATTCAAGATGATATTCCTTTTAAAGAACGTCTTAATTCATGTACATCTCTAACAAATCATAAAGAGTTTGAGGAGAATGGATATTTTGTGGTAAAGGATCTTTATGATCCACAATTTTTTTATGAATTGCCTCCTAAAAAACCAGGAAAATATGATTATGATGGCAGTGATGTTAATAGGTATGGGTATAATGAAAATGAAGGTCAGGTACAAAATAGTACGTCAAGAACTAATTACCCACCTTATGTGAATACACATACTCGTATTAGATATAAACTTGAAAAACTTATAGGTAAAAAACTTTATAATACTTATTTTTATGATCGTTTTTATGTACCAGGATATCCATTAACTCCTCATACAGATCGTCCTGCTTGTGAAATTTCTGTCACACTTCATATTAGTAGTAATGTAAAAGATCCGTGGCCTATTTGGATTAAGGGTGCAGATACTTATGATATTCCTAGAACTAAAGATCCGTGGAGTAAAAAAATTATAAAACAAGGACTTGAACGTTCTGTTATTTTAAATCCTGGTGATGCTTTAATTTATAAAGGATGTGAAAGACCTCATTGGAGAGAACCATTACCTAGAGAATATAGAACAATATATAGTATTCAATATACTGATGATATAACATCCATTCCTCCAAAAGTTTATTCAGAACCTCAATATGGTATGAGGGAAGAGATAGAAGGATTATATTATCATCAAATATTTTTCCATTATGTTTTACAAGATGGGTTAAGAGCAGATAAGGCTTGGGATAATAATGATTCTGATCCAATGCTATGGCCAAGTAGGATATAAATATCTAAAATAGTAGAAATAATTAAGTGTAATGACTACAGGACAAATTGCATATACTATTCCTGGTACTTACTCATTTGTGTGTCCCATTGGAATTACTTCCGTTTCCGTTGTTTGTATCGGTGGAGGAGGACAGGGTGGAAATTCTACTGGACTTGACTCTCCAGGTGGAGGAGGTGGTGGATTAGGATATAAAAATAATATTCCTGTTACTGCTGGACAATATTATACTGTTGTTGTTGGAGAAAGTGAAGCAGTTTTTAAAGTATTGGGTGATAATGGTGTAGATGGATCAGACAGTTACTTTATAAGTAAGGATACTGTTGTTGGGTTTGGTGGTAAAGGTGGACAGACTGGTGGAAATGCTGGTGCTGGTGGAACATACTTTGGAGATGGTGGTGGTAATGGTGGTGCTGGAGGCACTGCAAACAGTCTTCAAGGTGGAGGCGGTGGAGCAGGAGGGTACTCTGGTAACGGTGGAGATGGATTAAGTTCTGCTTCTGGTAGTAGTGGTGCTGGCTCTGGTGGTGCTGCTGGAGGAGGATATAAAGCAGGTGGAGGTGGTGTAGGACTTTTAGGTGAAGGTTCTAGTGGTGCTTCTGCAAGTTCTGGAACTATTGGTAATGCTGGTTCTGGTGGTATTAATGCTATTGTTTCTACAGCAGATTTTCCTTATGTTAATTTCTCTGGAGTTGCTACCAATTATACTTACAGTTGGCCATCTACATATGGTGGAGCATATGGTGGAGGTGGATGTAGTTCTGGGTTTAATGGAAATGGAAGTACTGGTGCAGTACGTATTATATGGGGTGAAGGAAGAGAATTTCCTTCAACTAATACAGGAGATGTTGGTATAGGAACCACTTCCCATAGACTTTATATTACTATTAGTGATGGTGAAGCATCACAACATCCCATATATGAATCTAACTTTAAGGAAGCATTTCCAAGTGTAGATGCTGATAATTTAGATAAGGATGAGTATTGTCTTTTCCAACGGGTTAAACGTACTTATTTGACTGCCTATGAAAAAAATCAAGTCAATAGTTATAGAAATTCTGAACCAATAACTATATTAACTTTAAACAATACTGTTAATACTGTAGAGTGTCCTCCATTTGCTGTGATAAAAGGAGAGACAAGTGGTGCTGTTGGATATGTTATTCCTAATTTAATTAATCAAGGAAATATAGATCAAAGTACGATTAGTGATGTAATACAATTACAAAAAACTATAGGAACTTTTAATGTAGCTGAACAAATTTCCTTTAATGGATCGGGTGATCCAGAGAGAAGAATTACTAATATTGGTATTGGTACAACAACACTGGTAAATTACACCTCAGGAGCAATTGATAATGCAATTGAACCATATGGGGATAGTTTTTACTATGATGTGTGGACTCATGATATAATGACAGACTCTGAGAAGACTACAAAACAAAATCAAGTTAAGAGTGAATGGAATACTAGAGTTGGTACTTCATTATCATCTTGGATTTTTGAGGATGTTTCTTGTTTATATAAACCCCCAACAATACCTCCATCTCCTGCTAAAATTGGTATACAAACTAATATAGCTGTATATGATAAAGATAATCAATATTTGGGTGTAGGAACAGCAGATGCTTATGTCCCATTCCCACAATATCGTTGGGATGAGGCAGCATATCAGGCAGACAACACAAAAGGTTGGGTTGCCGATTAAAATCTCTTATAAATTATTAAGGACTTATCAAAAAGTTATGAATTATACAGTTTTTTCTAAAGAAGGTTGTCCATATTGCGACAAAATTAAACAAGTGCTTGAGTTGACAGGCAGTAGGTTTGTAGTGTATACTTTAGGAGAACAATTCGACAGAGACGCATTCTACGGTGAGTTTGGAGAGGGTTCTACTTTTCCTCAAGTTGTTGTCGATGGTAAAAAATTAGGGGGATGTGTTGACACAATCCAATATCTCAAAGAAAACCAAGTCATTAAATCCTAAGCTAAATACCAACAAAGATTATTTTAATCGTGGTATTGAAGTTATTCTCACGGGAGGTAAAACAAAGAAGAAACAACCATTCCATATTTTAATCAACAAAGTAATTTGTTTCTTTAATACGGAAATAGATATTCACTTTGAATTTTCCTTAAACTTAAGGAAGAAAAAATAAATCCCAAGGAGGTAACAAATGACCATAGAAACAATATTAGTTTTAGCGTTACCTATAGCATTTTTATTATTTTGTGCAGGAGCATTGGGTGGTTGGATTGCTAGAGATTATATGATGAACTATCAGGAGATACCAAGACCACATCCTGAGATGTTTGATATAAATGGGAATTTAGTTCCCGACGAAATTGTCGCATTTAGATTTGAAAATTATGACGAAGACTACGACCAAGAAGAGTAAAAGTTTTGCTGTAAAAGCAAATACTCCTAAAAAAAGAGCTGCTCCTAAACCAATGGAAGAGTTGCCTTTAAACCCTCTTGCATTTGAAGTTTTAGATTTAGTTTCTAGACAAAGAACTAAAGCTAAGAAAATAGAAGCATTGAGAAAATATGAAGATATGTCTTTAAAGGTTCTCTTTATATGGAATTTTGATGAAAGTGTAATTAGTAATCTTCCTGAAGGTGAGGTTCCTTATCATGGTTACGATGCTCAAAATACTTATAGTGGAACTCTTTCAACTAAAATATCAAATGAAGTTCGTAAGATGCATGAGACTGGATCATTTTCATTAGGATCTAGTGATCAGCAAGGACATACTACTATTCGTAGAGAATCAAAGCATTTTTATCAGTTTTGTAGAGGTGGTAACGATGGTATGAATAATATTCGTCGTGAGACTATGTTTATTAACATCCTTGAAGGAGTTCATCCATTAGAGGCAGAAATAATTACATTATGTAAGGATAAAAGACTTGAAGAAGTTTATAAAGTAACTAAAGAATTAGTTGCAGAAGCGTATCCTGATATTAGATGGGGTGGTAGATCATGACGACAGCAACAGAAGAAAAGAAACCCGAACAAAAAAAAGTATCTATTTGGACAAAAGAAGAAAGAGATACTTTGAAAGAAAAGTATGGTTCTGAAATAATTGTTGAAAATGGTTCATATGAAGATGTAAATACTAAACATGCACCTAGTGATGCTTATATTATCAAGTATACTCATGAAGATAAGGATTGTTTTGATTTAACAAGAGGAACTAAAATAAAAATATTTGATATGTATTGGGACAAGTTTAAAAGTGGGATAAAGTCCATTGCTTATGGTAGTGGTACTATTAAACCAAACTTGTGGGGGTATCAGTCACCTAAACCACCAAAGAAAAAAAGGAAGGGGTAAACCAAAATCGACTTTTAATTCCAAAATATCGGGGAAAAAATCTCCAGGTATTTTTTGCTCTGTAGGGTTTTTGTATCACAAGTTACATAACTACTTGACTATATAGAGTACATGTGTTAGTATTAACACAACGTTCATCCCCCTTCGACTGGGGACGCAAGTAAGCCGACTCGGAACGGATCGTTCATCTCATGGACATACTACTCGCCACTCTTTTATCTTGTAACGAGGCAGAAGATATTATCTCTAAGGTAGAATCTTCTGATCCTGTGCGAACCGAATTAATTGAGGTTCTTCAAATGAGTACTGAGAAAGGATGTCATTTTGAGACGCAAAAGCCGACTAAAGGAACGGATTAAAAACCCTACTACTTTGGAGAAAGCCAATGGCAAAAGTCACTTATCGTGGTGTCGCTTATGACACTGATTCACGTAAGCAAGCAGCAAATACTGTGAAGGTTGAAGAAACCTATCGTGGTATTAAGTTCAATAAGGAACTTGTAACCTCATAGTTACGTTACGCCTTGTAATCAAAGAGCATCTATTGACAGATGCTCTTTTTTTATGTAAAATAGTTAAAAGTCTAATTGTTATGGAAAGGGACAAATTAAAGTTGATAGTTCGCAATATGGAACTATTACTTGATGCACTCAAAGTTGAAGTTTATTCAGATGTTGAGTCATATAAGAATTCAAAGGCATTTGAACCTCCAACTGATTATGACGAACTTTACGATGATGACGATGGGTATCCAGATTAGCAGAGCAAAAAGAATGTTAAAAATGCTTGATGCTCTATTATTATATGATCATCTTTATTCGGATGAGAAATTAAAGGATATGAAAGCACAAAGAAAAGTATTAAAAGAAGAAATTGCTGAAATGAAAGCAAGAAGGTCAAAAGGATTTGGGAAATGAATGTAAAACTTGTTAGTGTTACTCCTGATGCGGAGCAACTTATGGCATATATTGCCAGAGTATCTAATCCATCTAATCAGGATAATGAAAAGTATTCAGGACTATTAAAGTACTGTATTAAGCACAATCATTGGAGTGTCTTTGAACAGTCTACTATGACTCTTGAGATTGAGACTACCCGTGCTATTGCTGCACAAATACTAAGACATAGAAGTTTTACTTTCCAAGAGTTCTCACAGAGATATGCTGCTAGTACTGCATTGGGTGAGATTGATTTACCAGAACTTCGTAAGCAAGATTTAAAAAATCGTCAGAATTCTACTGATGATTTAGATCCTGAAACAGTTGATAAATTTGAACGTCAGATGATTACTTTGTTCAGTTCTGCTAAGAGTCTTTATACTCAAATGTTAGATGCTGGTGTTGCTAAAGAGTGTGCTAGAATGGTATTACCACTCTGTACTCCCACTAGAATCTATATGACTGGTTCATGTCGTTCTTGGATACATTATATTAATCTACGTTCTGCACATGGCACTCAGAAGGAGCATATGGTGATTGCAGAGGCATGTAGGAAGGTGTTTACCGAACAATTCCCTGCAGTATCTGAAGCTTTAGAGTGGAATTAATACAACTTCCTAATGATGGTTATATTCGTAGTTCTTTACCCAAGGAACTATTTGATACTTTATTAACTGAAGGATTGGGATGTTATAATAATGAAAATAGGATTACTGGATTAAAGAGACCTGATGGTACTCAAACTTGCCCTCATTATAATGTATCGGATAAAAATTCTGATTGTTTAAAGGATTTTATTTTTCCTTATATTGATCGATATATGGAAAATTTTCCTTATATTCAAAATATTAAATGTTTGAGTAGTAATAGCCCTTTTATTTTTGGCAAACCGTGGTATAATATTCAGAAACCTAATGATTATTTACCAATTCATACTCATGATGGAGTTTTATCATATACTATTTGGTTAAAACTTCCTTTATCATCTGAATTTATTTTTTATTATTCTGGTATAGTAAATCAAATGGATTATATATTGAGACTTACACCTCAAGATGAAGGGGATTTTATTTTTTTCCCTGCTACTTTAAATCATGGAGTACATCCTTTTCCATCAAATGATCCTAATGAAATTAGAATAAGTATTTCTGGGAACATTTCTCTGCAAGGAGTTGATGATTATCTATCTAAATAAAATTACGAAACACTAACATTATGCCACATTATCCTGTAAAACATAAAGAAACTGGTGAAGAGAAAGAACTCTATATGACTATGAAAGAGTATACCCAGTGGAGAGAAGATAATCCAGATTGGGATAAAGACTGGTCTAAAGGATGTGCTGCTGCACAAGAAGTTGGAAATTTTAGAGATAAATTGAGAGCAAAGCATCCAGGTTGGAATGAGGTTTTAAAGAAAACGCAAAAAAATAATTATGGAAATTATATTAGGAATTTGGATTAATGCCAAGGAAAAAAAGAGCAACAACAGATCAACCTATAGGAGTTGGTTTAACAGCAAAGCAGATGAAAAGAAAAAAACCACTAAATTCTGAATATTTGGTGGATATTACACCAATTACTGATAATCAGAAAAGACTGTTTAATTCTTATGATGAAGGTAAGCATATTATTGCTTATGGTGCTGCAGGAACAGGAAAAACATTTATTACTCTTTATAATGCCCTTAAAGATGTATTAAGTGAAAATACACCCTATGATAAGATTTACATTGTTAGATCTTTGGTTGCTACTCGTGAAATTGGTTTCCTTCCTGGTGATCATGAAGATAAGTCTTCATATTATCAGATACCATATAAGCATATGGTGAAGTATATGTTTCAGATGCCATCTGATGCAGACTTTGAGATGCTTTATGGTAATCTCAGAGCACAAGAAACTATTAAGTTTTGGAGTACCTCATTCTTAAGAGGAACTACATTAGATAATGCTATTATAATTGTTGATGAATTTCAAAACTTGAATTTTCATGAATTAGATAGTATAATTACAAGAGTTGGTGAAAATACTAAAATTGTATTTTGTGGTGATGCATCTCAAACAGATCTCACTAAAACTAATGAAAAAAATGGTATTATCGACTTTATGAAAGTTCTTAGAGCAATGCCATCTTTTGATCTCATTGAATTTGGTATTGATGATATCGTTCGTTCAGGACTTGTAAAAGAGTACCTTATTGCTAAATTAGAAGCAGGTATGTAATGTTTAATCATGTTGATGTGAATCTCCCTAAATTATCAAGGGAGACTGTAGATGGAGTTCGTTATTATTCTGTTCCAGATGAAGATGAGTTACTTAAGTTAGTTTCTATTACTTCTGTAACTAGTCATTTTAATAAGGAGATATTTGTTAATTGGCGAAAGAAGGTTGGTAATGAAGAAGCAGATCGTATCACTAAAGCGGCTACTGGACGTGGAACCGATATGCATACTCTTACGGAGCACTATTTAAAGAATGAAGATTTGCCTGAAGTACGTCCTATATCTGATTTCTTATTTAAAATAGCGAAGGGTAAATTGAATAAGATAGACAATATTCATGCTCTGGAAGGTTCGCTATATAGTAAAGAATTAGGTATTGCTGGAACTGTTGATTGTATTGCTGAATATGATGGCGAGTTAGCGATAATAGATTTTAAAACATCGAAGAAACCTAAACCAAGAAATTGGGTAGAGCACTATTTTGTGCAGTGTATGGCATACGGATGTATGTTATATGAACTAACAGGAATATCTGTTAAAAAATTAGTAATCATCATGGCATGTGAAAATGGAGAGTGTGTAATTTATGAAGAATACGACAAAGCAAAGTACATCAAACTTCTCAGCAAATATATTAGAAAATTTGTTAACGATAAACTTGAACTCTATGGAACCTAGTAAAGAACTCGAAAAAGCTATAGAGGATAAATTTTTAACTCCTTCTAAATTTGCTATAGAAATTGAAAAGATTGTAGCACAAGAAGGGTTTAATTATATTGATGCAATATTATATTATTGCGAATCTAATAGTTTAGAGATAGAATCTATTACAAAGTTAATTTCAAAACCATTAAAAGAAAGACTTAAATGGGATGCCATTCGTCTTAACTTTATGAAAAAAACATCTAGAGCAAAATTACCATTATAATGGAAAAACTTGAGGGATTAACGTTTCTTGAACCTTTTCCTCATTTAATTATAAACAATTTTTATAATGATGAAGAACTTGAGTTAATCTGGGAAGAACTTAAATTCTATACTAAACCTAATAAACTTTTACCACCTGAGGGTTATGGTGGAGTAGTTGGATACACTGATTCAAAGGCATTGTGTTTAGATAATCTTTATGTTAATGCAAATGGAGAGAATCCTAGTTATCGATCAATATCTAGTATTCTTACTGTTAATAGAAAAGTATTTGATGATTCTGTTCTTCAATCATTTTCAGACATACATGATTGTTGTGGATTAGCACCTGAAACAAATTTTGATGTTACAAAGGTAAGGTATTATCATGATGGGGACCATTATGATCCCCATATTGATAAAAGTATTCAATTTTTAGCATTTTCTTATTTTTATAAAGAACCTAAAAGATTTACTGGTGGAGAATTAATATTTCCAAAATATAATTTTGAGTTGACATGTGAGAATAACTCAATTATAATGTTTCCAGGTTGGGTAGAACATGGAGTGAAAAGGGTCAATATAGAAGACTCTAATTATTATGAAGGATATGGAAGATACTGTATTTCTAGTTTTTTTGGTTGTAGTAAATCTACTAAAAAATGAAAGTGACTCCATTTGAGACCTACCGAACTTATCTTTCAATGAAAAGTCATTTTACTAATCCTAAGTATGACTTTTTTAAGTATGGGGGTAAGTCTCGTGCAACCATGACATCCTTTAATAAACGAAAGGATAAGTATTGGTTTGAAAAAACATCTAGAAAATATTCTGATCAACAAGTATTGGATTTTCTATTATCAAATTTTGTAAATGCTGACACCCCACAAAACTTATGGATAGGAGAGATAATCAACTCTGGCGAAAGAACTTACGCAGAGTGGATGAGACGGAAACAGAGTTTGACTTATATTTTCAAGGAGCAGTCCGAGAAATTACTTTCGGAGAGCGACTTAGAAAAGCTGTTCAAATGCTCGAAGGGACATCCAGTTATCCTAAAAAAATATCTGGGTGGAGAGATTTCGTTAGAAACACTTACGATACTGGAAAAAGTTTTTTCTTTCGTAAAAGACTTTGATAAAAAACTTACAGATCCTGTATGGGAAACCGTAAGTCTTAAAATTAAAAAATATATTCCCTTCATAAATATAAATGTATACAACTACAAAAAGATCCTAAAGGAGGTTATTAGTAATGGCTCTTGAGAATGCAGAAGTGCTTAAGAACTTACAAACTCAATTAACACAAGTCCAAGAACAACTTGAGGTTGGTCGTGCAACGGCTTTAAGACTTCAAGGTGCGATTGATGTTCTTACACAAATTGAAAGTAGTAAAGTTGAAGAAGAAGCACCAGTTGATGGTGGTGAAGAAGAAGCTGAAACTACGGAGGGTGAATGAGTAATTTTTTCGAGTCCGAAATTATTCGGAACGAATTAAAAGAAATCAATACGTTACAAGAAAATGTTTACGGTAGTATGCTAACCTTTGGTAGCATGGAACGTGAAGATCAACTTGAACATATTGATATGTTGAGTACTCTTTTAGATAAACAAAGAGTTATGTACACTCGATTGTCTCTATCAGATGATCCACAAGCTCATGCTTTAAAAAAACAATTAGAAAAATCAGTTGAACTAATGGGTTTCCCTGCAGGAACTGATATTTCTGTTTTATTTAATGGTATGAATAACACTATTGATAAACTCAAACAAGTCGTTGACTATTGAGAGTTTCTTTGTTATAATAAAACCAATCAAATTAAATCCAAATTAATCCGAGGTAATCTAATGTCGTTTGCTAATCTTAAAAAGCAATCAAAACTAGGCTCTCTTACACAAAAACTTGTGAAAGAAGTCGAAAAAATGAATAACAATGGTGGTCAAGGTGATGACCGTCTTTGGAAATTAGAATGTGATAAATCAGGTAATGGTTATGCCGTTATCCGTTTTCTTCCTGCACCAGATGGTGAAGATTTACCATTTGTAAAACTATACTCCCATGCCTTCCAAGGTCCTGGTGGATGGTACATCGAAAACTCTCTTACTACTCTTGGTGGTAAAGATCCAGTTTCTGAGTACAACACTACTCTATGGAACAATGGAACAGATGCAGGTAAAGAGACTGCACGTAAGCAAAAGCGTAAGCTTACATACATTAGTAACATCTATGTTGTAAAGGATCCTGCTAATCCTGAGAACGAAGGTAAAGTATTCTTATACAAGTATGGGAAGAAAATCTTTGACAAACTAACTGCAGCAATGCAACCTGAGTTTGAAGATGAGGAAGCAATTGATCCATTTGATTTCTGGCAAGGTGCTAACTTCAAATTGAAGGCAAAGAACGTTGCTGGTTATCGTAACTATGACTCTTCTGAGTTCACTCCTGTTACTCCATTATTGGATGACGATGATGCACTAGAAGGACTCTGGAAGAAAGAGAACTCTCTTGCAGAACTTGTTGCTAATGATCAGTTTAAGTCATATGATGAACTTAAGACTCGTCTAAGTTATGTTCTTGGTAACAAGAAAGTCACTCAAGATGTAGAGACTATTGATGAAGATAATGATAGAGGTGAAGCAGAACAGTTAGTAACTGCTGCTGTTACATCAACACCTACTCCGTCTAGCACGGATGACGATGATGAAGCACTTTCGTATTTTGCGAAACTCGCTGCTGAATAACACAAGAAAGGGGTCTTACGACCCCTTTTTTAATATGGCATTGTAATTCTAGTATTTTCCGTTTTTATTAGGTCATCATCCACATATTCGGATGATCTACCATATACCATTACATCCCTAAAGTCATTTAAGAATTGTCCTAGATATTCATTTTTTAGTAAATATATTTCTCTTTTTTTATCATTTAAAAGAAGTTCATGAGTGTAGTTTGAAATACCTGATCTAATATCAGATCCACTCTTAGTAACATATCCAATAACAGCAGCTGAATTATCAGGATCATAAAATTTAACTGTGAAATCAGAGTCAACTCTTTGACCTTTTGGTAAAATTAATTTACCTTTACTATCTTTAATTTCTTTTGTTTCATAGTAACGTATTTGATTTAAATCATTTCCATATTTATCAAGTGCGAAGTTATATATATCTCTATTGGAAAGTGGCCAATCATTTCTAACATTTATTATATTAGCAGTAGTTAAAACAACCCAGTCCAATTCTGCACTACCATACATTTGTTCTGCTACAGTTTCAGGACGATGTTCATCAGGTATTTCATATTTGTCAAAAACAGTAAATATATTTTGTAGATCATCTCTTACTTTGGATCTACGAAATATATTTTTTACTTCCATATAATCCAAAGAAGAATTTTTGGATGGTAAGAATGATTGATAAAGTAAGTTTGGTAGTTCTCTGAAATATCCCATTTTAATATCCTACTGTGTTGTCTGCGTCATATCCATATTTGTCAAAGTAATCGGTATCATAAATTGGTTCAAGTTCTTTAAATGTTAAATCCATAATCATAGAAATTGGTTCTTTATTCTCATATGTTGCATATACTCCTTCTGCAGTATAATTAACAGATATATCGGTTAAGAAGCATTGTTTAAATTTATGTAAGAATGGATGATCCCTTCTTCCTGATTTATACCTCAATTCAAATACATTAGGTGTTTTTAAAAATAATGACGTATCACCAGCATTTACTTTGGGTGCCATATTCATTTTAAATGTTCTTATAATTAATTTTATTTGCTCTGCTTCTTTTTGACTTCTAGGAGTCATTTTGAATGAGAATCTGAAGTTTCTTAGTGTAGGACCATTGAACAATAACTCCATATTTGGGTTAAATACTGTTCCATCTTGTCTAGCTAATATT